CTTCCCAGAGAGGTAAGATAATCTCCCCAGAGGGTCGTGCTCGCATGAGCGCGGCCCATAAAGGTCTGACTCACTCAGCAGAGACTTGTGCTAAAATAGCGGCATCTGCAACTGGACGTCGCCATACAGCAGAGACACGGGCTAAAATGAGTGCGTCTAAAAAAGGAATACGCTGTAATGTAGGTAGGATTGCAAGCCCAGAGTGTCGTGCTAAAATAGGTGCCGCTCATAAAGGTAAGACCTTAAGCCCAGAGACACGTGCTAAAATAAGTGCCGCCGCCAAAGGTAAGATAATCTCCCCAGAGACTCTTGCTAAAAGGAGTGCTAGTCGTGTTAAACGCTCAATTAAAACTGATACTGGTAAGGTGTATACTGGCTTCTATAAACAGATAGCCCAGCAGTTAGGCATCAGTGGTCCAACACTACGCAACCGCCTTAAAAATAAAATTTATAAGGAAATAAAATGATTCGCAAAAGTTACCAAGTCTACCACCAAGCACCAGGCTCAACAATCTGGACTCGCTACAGCAACATTCCCAGTTGCGATACACAACAGCAGGTTCAAATGTTGCTGGACCTACACCTGGGTGGACAATACAAACCACAGCAACTTAAACCGTGGCTAAAATCCCACACTTTTAAAGTGGCTCATGTTGAAACAAAAGTTTCGTTTGTTGCAGAAAAACGACAGACATCTTGAGCAAAAGACCGTATAATAAAGACTTACAAACACACACAGGAGTTAAAGATGACTGAACAATCCTTTATTAAAAAGTTTCTTAAGCATAGCGAAAAGTTTCAAGATGCTAACGGTTCATACGAGTTTGTCATTGATGGTACTGATTACATCTTGGACACTACTTCAAGTGATCGTATCTTGCTTTGGAGAGACTATGGCACCTTAGTAGCCTGGACTGATGACTGCGATTACGAAGCATTGGCCCAGCAAGCATTTGAAGAAACAGATTGGGTAGCACGATGAACATTACACTTGAAGACCTTAAAATGGCTATTGATAACATGTATGACCAACTCAACTCAGATGAGATTGCTACCTGGGCTGTAGATGGTATGGACATTTACATTGACGATAAACTTTACACCTTAAACATCAAGGAGTTGGTTTGATTGATTATAGGCAAGCATATTGGAGCCAAAAATGTTCTGCTGGTAAAAGAAACATTGAGTGGCACTTTACATATGAAACCTGGCTTGCTTGGTGGGGTGATGACATTGTAAATCGTGGCAAAGGCAAAGGCAAAATGGTTATGGGAAGACATGGTGATGTTGGTCCATATAATGCTAAAAACTGTAAAAAGATTACAATGGAAGAAAACTTTAGTGAAGGCAACAAAGGAAAGCCCAAGAACGCTGATTGGTGCGTTAAACAAAGCCAAACACGCATTGGTGTTAAAAGAGGCACTTACCAGAAGCACACTTGATTTTTATCATGTTTTATTTGGCATCCCCACCCTCCCTAACCACACTAACTACATTGTAGGCAACACTATGATGACATAGTTTGTTTACATATTAGCATAGGCAGTTAGACCCAAGAGGGTTTGGCGGCATCTTTAAAATCATTAAAATCAAAGCCCACCATGCTGTGAAGCACCGTGGGCTTTACCTTTGGCCGCATATAAGAGAAGTTGTTTATGATATTTGCAATAAATAAAACAAAGGAGAAATATATGGAGACAAAACCGCCACACCCAACAAGTTACCGCCAAGTAGAAATATTAGGTAATGTAGTAGACATACAATGGGTGCCACAACGGTTGATGAGTCAAGCATACGGCGAGCAGGACTATGATTCAGGTGAGATTAGAATACAAGACCATCTTAAAGGCTTACCATGTTTGGATACACTACTGCATGAAATGAATCATTATGTAAGTGATTTATTAAAACTGGAACTAACAGAAACACAAGTGCATAATTTGGGTTTAGCATGGTCAAATATATTTCGTGCCAACCCAGAATTATTAGGCTTCATTGCTGAACGCTGTGAAGAAGAAGATTTAAAAAAGAATAATGTCTAGACCTAAACCACACGTTATTGTAAGACACATTGATGACGAAAGAATTGAAACCCGTGTGCATCAAGCTGATTCCATATGGGTAGTATGCTATAAAGAATGGCCTATCTCTATTAGTAAAGGTCCTGAAGGCAACGCTTACCCTGGCTACAAGTATATAAGATCATCATGGCCACACCCTGGACATGCTTTTAATATGGCTGATAGGCTTAATGAATTATTTCAAACACAAGATTTTACTGTATGGCAAATGAAGCCATATAGGCAAATAACAGAAGTTAAACGCCCAACCCCACCGCCAGTTATTGAAAGAACTTGGACACCAACCAAGTATGATGCAAAAGATATTGTCCCCAAGAAAGGACAACCAAGACCCAAGATGCTATAAAGGCGATAGCTTGGTTATCAAGGGAGAACTAACCAAGCTATCTAACCGTTCTTATAGCCCACCCAGACTGAACGGCTGGGGTATTTACTTCCATAAATAACATTAGGAGACCTACCCATGAGATTACCACAAGAAGTTATTGACCATTTATTTGGCAATGAAAACTTAGCCGCAGAGTTGGCCAAGTTGATTAAGACATTAAACGGAATAGGCAGTTTAGCACTTATAGTTGGTGCAGTCTATTTCCCATACCAAGGCATAAAAACAGTCTTGTCTTGGTTTTAAAGGAGCACATATGGCCGCAGGACAACTGAACATTTTAATTGAACAAGGTGCGACATTTAATCGCATTTTAACGGTGTATAGCACAGGCACCACACCACTAAACCTAACTGGTAAAACCCTGCGTGGCCAGCTACGTAAAAACTTATCTGACAGCACACCAGCTGGAACATTTACATTTACATTGGCTAACCAAAGCACTTCACCAGGTGTTGCAACTTGGATTTTAAGTGCTACAGACACAGCACTATTACCAGCACAAACTCTACGCTATGATGTAGAATTAGTAGATGGTACTACAGTGACACGAATCCTAGAAGGTGAAGCCTTTGTGTCAGGTGAGGTAACACGATAATGACTACACTAAGAGTAACAGTTGATGATACTTTAAGTGTAGATCGTGTCACAGTTGTTGATACAGCACCTAGAGTTGTGGTAGAAGAAACTGCCCAGATAAACGGCATCGCAGTAACCGCTACAAGCACAGCAGTTGAAGTAGTATTAAGTCAGACTGCCGCAGGTGTTAGTTCCATAAATGGTATTACAGGTGCGGTAACAGGCATTGCAACAACCAGTGAGGTCGCGGCAAGCATAGCGGCCATTGACTTTCCTGTTGACTCTGTTAACGGTGCAACAGGTGCAGTTGTTCTTACAACTAGTAATATTGCTGAAGGTTCAAACGAATACTACACAACAGCCAGAGTAAATTCAGCGTTTGATACTAGACTTGCCACAAAGACAACAGACAATCTATCAGAAGGCTCAACCAACAAATATTTCTCAAACACTCTAGCCCGTGGTGCCGTAAGTGCATCAGGTAGTTTGAGTTATGATTCTAATACTGGTGTTATTTCATACACAACACCTACAACCATTGCTAGCATAAGCAACCACTCCACAGATGCCTTAACAGAAGGTTCAACAAACTTATACTTTACCAACCAACGAGCTATAGATGCCATTGGTGGTCCTAGCGGCATCATTACTCCTGGGCGCTGGAACAGTCCTTATACACAAAACTCTGCTATTCGTGGTTATGCACAATGGGCCGCAAGTGGCAACACCAACTTGTCTATTGTTAATACATCAAGTGCTAATGACAACACACCATTAACTGTTACTGGTTTTATATCCCACACACAACCTTTACAAAAGTGGACAGCAAGTGGTAGCACAGTGGCCAGCATTAGTCCAAGTGGTGTATTAACTGCTAGTAGCTTAAACCTTACAACATATCCTACAACAGATTCATTCACAGAAGGTTCAACCAACAAATATTATACTGATGCTCGTGCTGATGCTAGAGTTGCTATTGGCATTGCCAACTTGGTTGACTCAGCCCCAACTACATTAGACACATTAAATGAACTTGCCGCCGCACTAGGCGATGATCCTAACTTTGCCACAACTATTACAACAGCATTAGGCACAAAGTTAAACACCGCAGACTTTACTACAACTGCCAATACTTGGTTGGCAGGCAAGAGCACAAGCAATCTATCAGAAGGCACCAACTTATACTACACTGATGCTAGAGTAGCCACTAAAATCAATGCAACAAGCATTAACGAACTCAGTGATGTTGTAATTACAACTGGCACCGCTGGCCAGATGATTTACTACAATGGTACCAATTGGATTAACTCTGATACAGTAGACTCTGCCAACATTAATCGTTTTAGCAGAACAAATGCTGGCACCGCGTCAAATGCCGTATTAGAAATAAGTCGCAATCGTGGTGATGCGGCACGTGCCGCAGATAATGGTCCATGGTTGGGGTTTGCTTATGTTGGAACAGACAACACGCAAGCAACCGCTCCACAAAGTGCTATTCGTTCAATGTATGATACAGGTGGTAACCATAAACTACAAGTTCTACAATTACCTGGCAATTATTCATCACCAGTAGTTGTAGGCCAGATTCAACGTGGTAATACATTCTTTAATACCACTGGTGGTGTTCCAAACTTGTTTTTGTCTGATTCAACAGCAAGAATTGGTGGCACAACAACAACAATTACCAACTCTGCCAATACATCAACCTATGCAAGTTTTAGTGCTTCTGGCACAACAATAACAACCAGTGGTATCTTAAATGTAATTAGAACTTCTGCTGTGGCTGCTACTCCTGCTGGTGAGATATTGCGTTTAAGCAGAACAGACGTTGCTGGACCACAAGACAGTGATGGTATTGACTTCCGTTTAAGTGTAGGTGGCACAAGCACCAACTCCAACTTTGCTCGCTTTGATGGTGTGTATAAATCAAGTGGCTTAAATGAAATTGGTATGAGTGTATCTACTGATTCGTTTTCTGCAAACACAAATCGTATCTATGTTGGCACACGTGAATCTACAAAGATACAATGCACCCCAGCAGGTGGCGGCTCAATTGGGACCACAGCAGAATTTACACAATTAGCAACAACATTAAAGAGTGATGCTTTTACATTACAAACAGCTGGGGGTGTTTCTCTTGTTGGCAACAAGATCAATTACAATCGTGTGTATGGACAATTTGAATACAACACCACTATAACACCAGCGGCCATTAATACTGCCTATGTGTTTCCTTTAGGTACAACAGCCGTAAGCAACATTGCTTCAGTTGGTAGCACATCAAGATTGATTCCAGGAGCGGCTGGCGCATACAACTTGCAGTTTAGTGTTCAAGTTGCCAACGCAGACAACGGTTCTGACCATATTGCTTATATTTGGTTGCGTAAGAACGGTGTTGATGTTAGTGGTTCAACTGGACGCATTACTGTATTCAAAGGTGGTGCAACTATTGCAGGTTGGAACTACCTAATATCAAGTGCTAACACAACAGACTATTGGGAAATTGCGTATGCAGTAGATGATTTAAACATCACATTCCCATTCTATAGTTCAACAGCATTTGCTCCAAGCACAGCAACATTAATTACAACATTAACACCAGTAGGAGCATAATATGAGTGAAAGACCACAAGGACGACCGCCAAAGGACATTGATTTGGAATTAGTGTATGCTTTGGCTAAAATACATTGTAGCGTCAGTGAGATTGCATCTATAGTAGGTGTTAACAAGGATACAATCTCTCGTCGTTGTAAAGACATTATTGAAAAGGCCAAAGATGAAGGACGCATGAGTTTGCGTAGAGCACAATTTCACAAAGCCATCAATGAAGGTAATGTTGTTATGCAAATCTTTCTTGGCAAGAATTGGCTTGGCCAATCAGACAATCCAGTATCTACAAGCAATACAACTATTTTACCATGGAATGACGAAGTAGATAACAATGTCAATGATGAACAAGAACAGTTAGAATTAAGCGATGATGCCAGGGATGTTATCAAAGCAGAAGTAGAATCCACAATAAGTGGTGATTATGAGGACACAGCAAGTGAGTGAACGCACAAGCCTAGAGACACATGTTGACTTATGCGAACTTCGTTATGAGCAGTTAGATATGAGGATGAGCAAAGTGGAACAACAAATCAAAGACCTTAATAAAGATATTACAGCACTCAAAGATGAGACCCGTAAGGGCTTTGCTGACATTAAGGACTTAATTGAAAAGCGTAACAACTCTAGCCATACTGCAATTATCACAGCGGCTGGCACAGTTATTGTAAGCCTAATAGGATTTTTAGGCTATTTGATTACACATATAAAATGAAACTTCGTAAACCAGGCGATCAACTGCCACCAGATCAACCACCACCAAGGCGTATTCCAAGAAAGACTGAACCTACACAATGCCATTAAGCCCTGCACAGTTGACTATTGCTAATGATCCACATCGCATGATTGTGGCTGTATGTGGGCGTAGATTTGGTAAGAGCTTTTTGAGTATGCATGCCATGGCCAAGGTAGCACGCTATCCTAATCAGCTAGTTTGGTACATTGCTCCAACTTATCGTATGGCCAAGCAGATCATGTGGAAGAAGTTGAAAAAGAAATTGCTATCATTAAACTGGGTTGAGAAGGTTAATGAAAGTGATTTGAGTTTAATGTTGCGTAATGGCAGTGAAATATGTTTGCGTTCAGCA